GTATGGACCATACTTATGATTTGATTGTGCAGCTCTAAATGAGAAGTTTGTAGTTGAGTTTGCGATTTCGCCAAGTTGTTGTCCAACATTTATTGAGAATGAACCAGAATCAACGGTTTCTCCAATGACAAATGTGCCATTAAGCATTTCAATTTCAATGAGTTTATTGAAACAGAACTTATTGACGTCTACACCATCAAAGAATGAGTATACTTGTGTGAATGGTTTTAATTTAGTTCCAGTAAACTGAATATTGCGAGATCTCATGAAGTGAATGATTTCTCTACTTACTACTCTATCGCCAAGAGTTTCAGTATTAATTGCTTCAGTTACTGTAGTCTGAGATCCACTTCTTTGTTGGTCAATTGCAACAGTGTTTGTGATGGTATTGACCTCTGCAGTGGATCCCCACATTCCACCATTGACACGAGCATTTTCAGCTCCAGTCAATACTCTTCTTCCTCCACCAGTAATATTGAGATCTACATTAACACCAACAGTTTCCCATGAATCCCAAACAACAGGTGTTACACCAATTCTGGATCCATCTTCAGCAGATGTTACATCTGCTTCAAGCATTCCAGCAATAGCAGCAAATGATCCCTCATTCTCCACATTACGAACTTCCATTCTATTGACATCAATCCAGACATCAACACTAGGACTTAGTTCAATAGATCCTTCCCAGAATCTAATGAGGAATGGAGTAACACTTTCTGATCTTGTAGCAAATGGTTGGAATAACCAAGGAGTCTCTGTGTAATCAAGAGTAACAGTTTGATTTGTTCTCTTAATGTTTGATCCAAGAACTTGAGCAAATCTTGAGTCTTGGTTTGCTGCATTGGTAGTACCGATTCCAGTGATAGCACTGGAACCAATCTGCATATTGATTGATGTGGTATAGTGTGAAGGTCTCAGAACTCTGTTCTTAGTATCAATACTATTTCTAATTCCAATACTTGGATCTTGTGCTTCTGTTGTTGAGAAATTATCTACAAATATTCCTGACTTAAATCTATTCAGTCCATTATTGTCAGGAATAAAGAGATTGAGAGTATTTGTCTCAATTAAACTGAGTGAACTGTAATACTCAAGATTCTTAATTCTCTTTTCAAGTTTAGAAATATCTCTCATTTGATATCTCTTGTGTTGAATAAATTGAATCTGTGCCTGAGAAGCATCATAAAGATATGCAGGCAGGAAAATATTCGCAATATTCAGTGCATCACTTACTTCATCTGGAAGTTTTGGATCATCATCTGGAGATCCAAACTTAACACTTAATCCACCATCAGGTGACAGATATACTCTGTCTGCTCTTGCAAGATAGTAGTTATATCCAAGAGTCAGTGATTCATCAGAAGCAATGATATTTTTGGAACTATGCTGACCTGATGCTCCTCCATCAAAACTTCTTCCATAAAATTCCAGAGGAGATCTTCCTCCAGCAGTTACAGTGTAATCTTTAACTCTGGGTCTTGCATCAATAATATCAGTATTTCTTACATTATTGATAGAATTGATTTCAGTAGTATAATCAAAGGCATTATATGAATTCACTGTAGTGATGTCACCAGTATCTGATGCATCATAAAATGCCTTTGAATAGTAAACGATTATCTTTCTAGTTGGTGCAGAGAATTCTGGTTTTCTAATGATTCTGGAGTAATCATAGATTGATTCTCTCTGACCATTAAAGAATGTATAATGATTTGTGATATTTTTTGAACTTACTACAATATTTGTAGCAACTGCACTTACACCAGATTGACTAAAAGTAATCAATTCATTTGGTTCAAATGCAGTATTATTGAGATATACAAAATTGATACTTGTATCTGTCTTTCTGGTTACATATAATGCCTTAGCACCACTTACTGAACCAGTAAGAGTCTCTCCAATTATCAGATCATTGGTAGTTGCACTAGGACCATCCATTGATGCGGTGGTCATAGTTGGTGATTCTGGATTTGAGGTGCTGTTTGACTCATAAATTCCATGAATCTCTACAACATCAGGAATGTTCAATGAAATTACTGAGTCTTGTACTCTTGTTCCAAAAGGATAATTGCCATAAACGAGTCCATCATTAAGAGTTGAAGTTCCTGTTCCAGAATAAGAATTTTTGGACTTATCTACAATAAGAGTGTTGGATATTGATTTTCTCTTTATCTTAGATGTAACTTTTGTTTTTCTGAGGGTAGCAATTAAGATTGTTCCTGAAGCATCAGCACCAGATAATCCAGTAATTTGAATTGTTACTGAACCATTGGAAAGATTTACTTTATCTGAAGTAAGTGCTTCAGTAGTTCCATCAGAACGAATTAAAGTATATCTCTCCTCATCAAATGGGAGGAATACTTCATTATCACCAGCATCAATAGCAGGAGTTTCACCTGCTGCACTAATAGTTGTACTAAACTGCCTTCTAATTACTAAATCTGCACCTGTTAAATCTACTGATGAAATATTTCTCTTTGGAAAAATACTGTACAGAGATTGATTGTTTGCCTGGTTTCCATTTCCAGTATTTCTCTGTATCTTAGATTCAATGAGAGTAAAATCATTAACTGTTGTAGTTGAAGATGGTACTGCACCATCACAAACTCCAGTTACAGTTGAAACACCAACAATAGTTAGTGATGTTGCAGTTACTCCAGTAACTCTGCCAAATGTTGGGACTGTATTGCCAGAAAGAGTATAACTTACCAGATTTCCTGAAGTTACAACACCAATAAATGATGTTACTGGACTTGTTACTGTAGATACTCCAGTAGCAGCATCACCGGATGTGATAGTTGCATTTCCAAAAGACAGAACTGGTGAAGGAATAATATCTGCAGTAAATGTATTTGCAACACCTACAATTCCATATACTGACTTAACATCAGAGGTTTCAAAGTTTTTAATATCTGTAACATATCTATCATTATCTGTCACTCCATTGAAGACAAGATTTTCCCCAATGAAGAAATTGCCCTGAACCCCATATGCAGTGAAAGCGGTTCCAGCAGATACTGCATACCTAAGGTATCCAGTAGCACCACTAGACTCACCTTTAATGTAAGTAGGAGTTGTAATAGTTACATTAGTATTTGTTGTAAACTCTGTATATGTTTGAACATCAAATAGGGAAAGATCCCATTGATTGGTTTTTGAATTTGCAATATCATATGAACCAGACTCTAAAGCAAAATCATAAATTCTTGCTATTCCAATCTCTTTTCCAGCAGCAACGCCATTTGTTCCAACTCTTCTATCTCTGAGACTTAAAGTGTTGGATGTATTGAATCCAATAGTTGCTGATCCAAAAACATTATTAACTGTGATAGTCGGTCCAAATCCAAAGTTAATCGCTTGATTTTCAATCAAACGTGTTGTTCTTGGTTTTGGAATATCAAGTAGAGTGGTATTTCTAATATCCACTTCATATCCTTTTACATAAGCCTTACCTGGAGAAATTCTGTAGATCGCTAAGTTGTCCCCTGGTACTTGACCTTGAGATGTAATTTGGCCCTCTTCGTAGATGCCTCTATTTCCCTCACCATTATTGAGACTTTCTCTTACTGTTGTTGTAAACTCTTTTATATAATAGTTTCCTGATTCATCAAAAGTTCTCCTAGCAAGTTCATCGCTCAATCTATTATATTGAGTTTTATTGATATCGCTTCTCAGAACACCATTATTGACTTCTGATAATTGGACAAAATTCTGGTCCTCATAGTCATTTGGTGCCTTTTTAGTCAGAGTTGCTATAATTTTAAATCTGTCTGCTCCAGGAGCACTATAATTGTTGAATCCTTGCGCATTATCAGTTAGAGTTGGATCAACATCTGCAGAGATAATATCTTCAGCAACACTCAAACCAATTCTATAGCTTGGTGAATTGCTATATTGATCAAGAATCAGAATCTGATCAGCAACATCTACAAAATATCCCCTCAGGAAGTATACACCGTTGCTAAGAGTGAACGCAGAACCCACTGCAGAGGCATCAGTAGCAATGGTATTGGCAAATCCCTCTCCAGCAGAAATGAAGGTAGTCGCATAATTAATGCTAGTTTCAGTTACAAGAACTTCATTATCAAAAAATGTTTGGGTAGTAGCATCAGTTGAGCTAGAATTAAAATAATTTACGTAGAGTGTATAATTTCCTCTTTCTGATTCTTGATTATTGATATATTTTACTACCTTTGCAGTTACTCCAGAAGTCCTACCAGTTATATTTTTGCCTACAAGTTGATTAAGATACAGAGAAACTGGAACTCCTAAGAATTCCTCTTGAATCTGAATTGCATAAAATTGAGGATTATAGTTAACACTACCAGGAATTACCTGTGCCCCTTCCTTAAAGAGATGATTTCCAACATCTTCAACCTGATTCTGAAGAATAGACTGTAAGTTGTTTAACTCTCTTGCCTGAACAGGATATCCAGGCTTGAATAATACTTTATAATAGTTGCTCTGCGGGTCAAAATCGTCAAAATAGGGAGCAACGTTGAGGTTAGTTTCCTGTGGCATAATTCTTTAGAACTGCAAGATAATCTTTACATCTTCTTTTTGGGAGGAAGACCTTGTTACGGAAGGTCTATTGTCAACATAAATGATGTTTCCAGAATATTTTTTAGATTCTGGTTGAGATACACCATTTGTGAAATTTTGACCAAGATAATATGTCCTACTATTTAGAACTGTTGAGACACCCGTAAATGCAGTATTAATGCCAAGATTTACACTTCCACCAACAATGGTTATATTGCCTCCAGTTGCAGGAAATGGATTAAATCTGTTCATTTTGAATCCATATTTGGGATTGGCGTTCAATGTCCCATTGGTATTAAATCCTGCAAGAGACTTATCTTGCCAATACTTCAATACC